AGTCTTTCATCTGAAGAAATGTAGAGAACAATCGTTCAACAATAAATGAGAACATATTAAGATTTGGATCTCTGCTATAGTTTGCACTACCATGGTATATCTCAGCATCTTGTCCTGTCAGCGCTTCAAGTTTTTCTTTGATATTTTTTACAAACGCAATATACTCTAACCAAAACGCTTTTGTTGCAACAAAGTAACTACAATAGCAAGTTGAATCTGTCATTACTGCGTCAAGCACATTAGTATCGTAGTCACTAGCAATAAATGCAGAACGAACAACTTGTTTAATTCCTGGATGAAAATAATTGCCCTGTTCCCACACGTTTGTAGTTATTGCATTTTGTACTCTAGCATGATTGAAAATGTAAACATCATACCCATCATTGTTATCAACAGCGTCTTTAATCACATTAGCTTCATACCGCATCTTACTTTGCCAACGAGGACCAAAGACACCCCAAGCGTCTAAATCATTTGCAAAGCCTTCGTCAATGATACGATTGAATGAATGAAACTCACGCAACTCTGGGTTTTTATTTGAAGTATTGTCAAATGGAGTTAGAAGTTTGTCTACTTGAGAAATCTGCCTTTCTTCAAAGCAAATTTGAAAAATCTTATACTTCAATCTGTCACCCTTGCTCCGTTCGGTGCAATATTTCCTTCTACACCAAGTTTACCAATATTCTCAATCAACACAGGATCAAGATGATGAAACAGCAAATGCTCAATGTCAATATATCCTTTTGCTGTCAATCGTTCTGTCATGTGATTAAACATGTCAGTATAAAGGTCTCTAACATATGGAAGCAAGAATGCATCAAAACTCCACAATCGGCTCATATATTGCAATGTAATGCCACCTGTGGTTTCTTGTCTAAATTGACTTGTAAATGGACCACGAACAATAATTTTATCTACAGCTTGCATGTGTTTGTCATAATTGAAATCATCATTTAGTGTATAACGCCCACTCATCTTAAAAATACGTTTATACTTTTCACGCCAACCATCTTCAATAGCTTTATCAAAGAAAGAACCATACATGATAATTTCAATCATGTTTTTAACAATGTCGTGATTGGGCACTTGCTGAATCTGTTGAATATTTTCAGCGTCAGAAAAAGTATAAAATTTATCAATGTATTGCGATAGGATATCACGTTCTTCTTTTGTAATATCCTGATAACCACCATCTAGTAGAATGATTTCTGCATCGCACTTGTTTCTAATGGACTTGCAAGTCTCAATAGTTTGTTCAAGTCTTGTCTGAGTATCATACACACCATGCTTTGCATGAATTGCAGAAGATACTAAAAATACACTATCACTCATTTGTCTTCCTCACTTTTTTAACAGGCGCTTTTTTAGCCGCAGGTTTTGCTCTAGGCTTTTTAGGCGCAGATGCTTTCATTATTTCTTCAGCACGGGTGTTCAAACGCTTGAACACTTCTTCTGGCTCCATCCAGATATCTTTGTTCTCTAGTATAGACGTAATTTCATCGTCTGTCAAGAATCCAGCATATACACCACGCATGAATTTATCTGACCACTTGCGTTCGTACATGATGTTGTCATACATCTCGCCACCCTTGCCAATTGTTCCACCTGAATAGTTGTGAAACATAAACATAGAATGTTCTGAGATTTCAAATAAATCACCAGACAAGAACACCATTGTAGCAGCCGACATACATGCGCCTTCTACTGATGTTAAAATGTTTGCTTGTGATTCAGACATAACACGCATTAATTGTATTGCTGTGTATAGATTACCGCCTGGAGAATTGATATGAATTTTAACAACATCATTCTCTGTTGCGTTTCTAATAATTTCATACCATTCAACGTAATCGTCTGGAATTGTTATTTCTCCAACCAAATAGAACGTGTATAGTTGCCCTATTATTTTTGGTTGCCTAGGCTTTTTAGCGTCGTCTAAACCAAACAACGAACTAAGTTTTTCTTCTTCCATGTTTATCACTTTCAACTTATAATATAGAGTATACTCTATTTTTCTTTGGATGTCAACTTGTCAAATCCATATTTGCATAGCCAATACGCATCAATCAAGTCGGAAGAAGGATTCCATTGCTTCTCAGTCATATGTAGTTCGTCTTTTAAACGAATAGCATTGAATTCCTCAAAGACTTCTTGCATTCGTTCTTTATTTGCATTGCCTTTACCAGTAGCGTATTTCTTAAGTACTGTTGGTGGTATCTCTGTACACTCTACGGCAAACAACCATAGTCTGTATTTTAAAATGCCAGCATTCTCAGCAATGTTGAAAACTCTACCTTTTGATCCCATAGAATATCCTTCTAGGAATACGTGACAGCTTTTGTCTGTCTCTAACAATTTGTCAATGAAGAAATTTGATATGCCGTCATATCTTAGTATATCAGTCATTCCTTCATGGTCAAAAAATCTACCTGTTATGTTTTTAAATTGCACATCATATTTTCTAGATTGTGTCAGAAAATAAAAATGACATTTCTCAAAATTAAACTCACCATCCTCATCATCAAATACACACATTGCAGGACATGTTAGAGAATAATCTACTCCTGCTATAATCATCTATCGTCTTCCGAAGACCATTCATCATCTTCTATCAGTTTGTCCCAATCGTCTTCTTCTGGCCAGTCTTGATTTTTTTCCGATACTGTTTCTTCGGATACTTCCAACCCACAATAAGCACAATGTGTTGGTGGTGTTTCTAATCCTACCAATGGTGTTACTGAATACTCAGCCGCACATGAATCACAAAATACGTTATATGTTGTCATTTAATCTCCTTATTCGTACATTACTGTGTCTGTATCTCCTAGAGACCATTTCGGATTGTGTTCTACAACAAACTTTCTTGTTGCAACTTTAAAATCTGGAAACTTTAGTTCTTTAGGATTGCTTGCTGCGTCAAAGAATATACACCGATTGTTTGGTTGTGCAGCATATTGTCCATTATCTAGTTCAATAAAATTATAAGACTTGTGATCTTCTGGCCATTCAGAATATGTCAAGTCAATCATGTTGTGATCTGGTGCGGCATGGTCAACGGTGAACATATAATTGCCTTGATACCAGTTTTTATCTTTTGCGTAAAATTTTCCTGTTAGATTCTTAAGAAAAACTTTTTGTATGATTGTCATGTCGTATCCAAGACAGTCCCAGATTTGTAGATAGTCTAAAGGAACAAATTTCTCTGGCTCTAGATTATGATCCCTACTTACATATGCACTCAGCGGCAGCTTGTCGTAGAGTGCACCGTATTCTGGAAGATATGATTCAATGCGAAATGCTTGACCACGAATTGATTTAATGCTAACCCAAATGCAGGGCACATATTCACCGTGACCTTCTTTAAAATCGTATAGAAATTCTTTTCTGACAAAACAGTGAACGGGAGGTAAATTAGCTAATAAAAATGACATTCAATTGCACCATGAAGTTTTAGCTTCGCCGTAGTATTCGCGGGCTAGACCGTTTGCAATCAATGCTTGGCGTAAACTCTTTCCGTCTAAGATAACATCACCAAGAACACGCCCACCATACTTGTCCCAATCCATTAAAACGACTTGGCGTTTCTGTGCAGAACTAACTGCTTGTTTTGTGAATTCACTAGCCCTTTTTCCCATTATATCTTCCTTTGCGCATTGCGCTCTGAATCCTTTTTCTGGTGTGTCAACACCAAAGACACGAATGCTCAATTCTTTTTTGAGTGGGTCTGGTAACCAAGCCGCTTCAAACGCAACAGTATCCCCATCAATAACCCTAGTAATATTAGCGTCATATGTTACTCCAGCTTTTTGTTTTCCTGTTTGTGCATGTGCGTTCCATGCGGAAAATGAAAGTCCAAATACTAAACAAATTGTCCAAAATAAATTTTTCATGCTGCTTTACCCCACACATCTGACCAATCACCTTCTGTGGCACCTTTTGCATAATCGGTTGCTCTGTTCTCAAAGAAATTAGTGTGCGTTGGAGCATTAATCATTTCTTCAACCCAAGGTAATGGATTTCTTTTAACTTTAAAAATGCCTTTCAGACCAAGACTAATAAGGCGCCTGTCTGCAATATAACGAATGTACTTCTTAACTTCATCTGAAGTGAGTCCTTCCATTTCATTGGTGCCGAATGCCAAATCAATAAACTTGTCTTCAAGTTCAACCATTCGTTCTGCAATAGTATATATGCGTGATTTCAGTTCATCATTCCAAATTTCGTGATTCTCTTGAATGAATGATCTGAATAGTTTAATCATAGATTCACAATGCTGTGTTTCATCTACGATAGACCAAGTAACAATTTGTCCCATGCCTTTCATCTTACCTGTGCGGGGAAAGTTCAAAAGCATAATGAATGAAGAGAAC